AGCTCGACGGCTGGCGAGGGGACCAGACCCGCGCCGAGTATCTGCGGGCACGCGGTCTGAACCCGCCATAGCCGCCTCACCTCACCGCCCACGGTCGTCTCCTGGGCCAAGCAGTTCGCGCAGGTGCTTCAGCGAGACGCGCTTTTCGAGCGTGTCGGTGGCGCGCCAGTTCGACCAGTTGCCGTAGTCGGGGAACTCGACCTCAAGCACCAACTCGTCCGGGTGCAGTTCGATGACTAGGCCCGGCCCGTGCAGTTCCAGCGGCGCCCCGTCGTACTGCCAGCGGCGCAGCGTCCAGCCGTTGCCGAGGTCGCGGACCAAGTCGGGTCGGTAGTCGCTCACCGCTCCCGCCCTCCCTCTGCCTCTGCGGCTTCTCGCGTGACGATTCGCCCGTCGCTGAGTTGGACCATGCAGACTGTGCGGTCGTAGTGGACCCACGTCAGGCGAGGCGGTTCGGGCCGAGGCGGCGGGTACTCGAACGGCTTGGCGTGCGGACCGAACAGCAAGTCCCAGAACTCGCACCATTCGCCAAAGGACCTCGCCTTACCCACGCTCCCGCCCTCCCTCTGCATCTGTGCTCGGCTCCAGCTCGGCGAGAAGGGCGAACAGTTGGTCGAATACGCCGTCGTTGTCCCCGTCGGCGCTCAGGATGGCGTCGAGTCGCCTCGCCAGAACGGCGGCGCAGGCGCGGGCCAGCCAGTCGTCGTAGTCGGGCCAGTCGCCTTCCATGTCCTTGACGAACTCGTGGAAGCTGTTGCGGGCCTCGCAGATGGCGCCCGAGAGTTCATCCAGCAGCGTCACGTCTCACCTCCAGGGCCAAGTGCGCGGCGTGCGATGCTTACGACACATTCCGGTGTGTGGTGATAGTTGCGTGCCCTAGGCCACGGGCGCCGCGGTTCGCAGCAGATCGCTCCACGGGGGCCCATTGCGCACCCGCCGATGACCACGGCCTCCAGCGCCGCCCTGTACCGCGCGGCTTCGGCCCGTGCGGCGTTCTCGGAGTCGATGGTCGTGTGCAGCGCGCTCCGCACCAGATCCACCCGCCGGTACAGTTCGCGGGCCACTGCTTTCCATCGCTTGGCGTACCCCTTCCGCCGCAGCGACGCGCGCACGGCCATGCGCTGGTACCGCAGCATGACCTCCCGCTCCTTCTGGTACTCGACGATCTCCTCCCGTGCGGCGGCGAGATGGGCGCGGAGGTCGTCGCAGCCCTGGCACCTAGGCGCGTTCATCAGGCGCGCGCGGTCCTCTATCTCGCGGCGCAGGCGGATGCCCTCGGCCGCCACCTGCTCCAGGCACGCCTTCGTGTGGTGGATGCGGTGCATGTCGTCCGTCGGGCACGCGCACCCGCCGTCGGTCGGGTCAGCAACAGCGCCGGGCATGGCTACCCCCGCCTCCCCGTGGTCTGCGCGTCCCGCGTGCGTGGCTTGTGGCGGGTGCAGACCATCGAGCCGCACGCCGTGCAGAATCGAACGGCATCCTTGCCGCACTGGTGTGAGCAGCAGCCGGACTCGCACGTGACGAGGAACGTGCATGAGAACGTCCGCGGCGCCTTCACCCACCGATGCCGGTGCTTCGACATGCTCACCCTCCCTCCCTGGTAGTGGTCGGCGGGGCGCCGTTCGGCCGCTTCCGGTAGCACCACCGTTTGATGGCTGCGTCGTCGTTGTCAGCGGGCGGGCCGCTGCACCAGCACGACCGGCAGAACATCACGCGCTTGCCGTTCGCGGTCCCGATGTCGAGCTTGAAGTTGTTGCCGCACCATGGGCAGTCGCCTGTGACGGCGGGCTGGCTCAGCAACTCCTCGTACTTCGCGATGATGTTGTCGCGCGCCCACTTGAGTCCGGCGATCGAGCCGCACTTGTAGGCGATGAACAGGAAGCCGCCGAAGATGCCCAGCCACGTCAGAACCCCCAGCCACGCGCTACCCACCGCCGCCCTCCCCCTCCTGCTGCCCGGCCGCTGGCATCTTTCCGCAGTACGCGCACCAGTCGCGACCGCCTTCGTCGTCGTGCCCTGGGCAGGTCGCAACGCGCCTCTTCCACAGTTCGACGCGCTCGTCACTGAGCGCGCCCAGCGCACGCGCCATGAACAGCAGGCCGCGCACGTACCCCTTCACCTCTGGCCCAGCGCCGTTGCGCATTTCAAGCCACGCCTCTCGCAGCACCTCGTCGACGTCGCTCACGGCCTCTCCTTTCCCGCCTGCTGCCCGGCCGCTGGGGCCGCTGCCAGCCGAAACCGCGACGGCGACCAATCGCAGCGGGTGGATTTCTCGTTGATCCACTTCGCGCCGATGAACGCTCGGCAGCGGTGGTAGTTCGTGCAGTCGGCGCAACTACGCCCCGACGGCAGCAGCATGTCGTCGCGCTCGCTCACGTCCTCTCCTTTCCCGCCTGTGCGTCGCCCGCCCGCGGCGCATCCGGGTCGCCGTGCTCCTGGCACGGATTGTCGAGGCGGCAGTGAACGCAGATGAGGTGCTCGCACAGGAGATCGTCCGGGCACCTCCGCTTGCATTCGACGCAGCGGATGATCATGGCTTCTCCCTCCCATCCGCGTCGCCCGGGGCTGGTGGCCGGCCATGCTCGTGGATGTGTCCCGGCCTGTGCTGTCCAGGCGGCACCATGCAGCCGGCGGACGGGCAGGGGGCCGCGTCGCCCGGGGCTGGCTGGGTGGGCTGGGCTAGGCGGTGATGCTTCGGGCTCAGGTCCAGAAAGAGCCGTTCCAGTTCGCCAGCCAGCGGCACCACTCGAACAGCCAGCGCTTCGGCCTCCTCACATGGAATCGCGGCGACCAGCGGCGGCCACTTGCTCGCAGCCTCCTCGGCCGTGTACTTGCCGGCCTTGTCGAGCACCGTCGTGTAGCCGCGCGAGTCGGGCTTCCACCACAGGACCGTGTCCCCGTGGCCGCGCTCGGACTTGCACATCAAGTAGAACAGCTGCGCCTGCCGGCTCGGGGCTGGCTGGGTGGGCTCTGGGGTGGGAGGGGCGGCGGCCTTGGGTCCCGGGCATGTCACGCCGGGGTCGATGACGTTGCACTCGCCGCACAGGCCATGCAGACACAGGTCGCACGGCCCCCGCTTGCAGCGCTTGCAGCGCTTGCAGCTCGGTCCGCTCTGATGCTTCTCCGCACAGGAACCAGCCGGGCAGATCGGCACCCCACAGTGGCAGCAATGGAACAGGAGCCGGCTCTCGCCGCCGTTGTAGCCGCACGAGACGCACAGCTCGGTCCCGCGCTCCACCTCTCCCGTCTGCCCGGGTGCCGCTGCCGGGGCCGGGCAGCGCGGGCACTTGGTGACGCCGGCCTCGTCGAGCAGGTACACGCCGCGACCGCCGCACACCGGACACGTCGTGCGCTCCCCAGGCCCGCCGGACGCTGCCTGGAGGTCAGCGTACGCGGGACGCTCGGGCGCGCCCGGGAACTCCCTCGCATCCCCCATAGCCGTTCCGCACGACTCGCAGAACGCGACTCCGGAGCGCACGTAGACGCGCGGCTTCTCCCCAGGCCCACCGGGTGCGGGGGCGGGGAGGGCATCGAGGACGCGATAGGCCGCGCGAAAGTTCGCCCCGAAACACGCCGTCGGCCACTCGTCGCAAATATCCGTCGCGCACCCGCACAGGGGACATACCGCCGTCCCATCTGGGTCCCGTTGTTGGGCAGCCAGGCGACCCGCCTCGGCTACCCCCTCCAGCGCCCGCACGCGCTCTACGGCAGAGGCGGCGGGGGTGCGGCGGCGCCAGGACCGGCCTTCGTCTCCCATGCGCCGGTAAACCAGGCCGGCGAGGCCAGCCGTGATGACCTCGAACCGCGCGTCAGTCTCGCGCGGCTTCGTGAGCACGAAACCCGTCTCCCACGTGTCGACGCTCGTCAGCACCTCGATCACGTCTTCGGGCTTAACCGGGTCGATCATCCCTCCCCCTTCCCGCCCCGCCCTCGGCGGGGATGTGCTGGCCGCGCTGGATTGCCTCTGACACCCACCCGCCGCCATGAAGCATCTGGTCGCGTCCGTCCCTCATCCACCGCACCACGTCCCGCCGCTCCTCCGCCCGGCCGACGAAATACTCGTCCGTCTGCCGCATGGGCATGCACTCCACGCACCGCACGCTGGCCGCCTGCGCCTGCGACAGGTCCACGACGTTCGCGCCGCACTTGCAGCGCCACACATTCGGCCCAGTCCCATCGGCTGACCGGGCCTCGCGGATGGTGGGGATGCCATCCCAGATGCCCGTGCGGGTTCGCAACTCGTCTCGCACGCGGCGCGCTCCCGTCCCGAATTCGTGCGACTTGCAGTGGCCGCACATCTGGCCCCCGTAGTTCATGACCTCGGTCGCGACCCGGATCGCGAAGTCGACGCCGTCCTGCCGGCCACGGGCGTACCCCATCGCTTCGTGCATGCCCCTCCTCGCCTCGAACGTCCCTTCCAGGAACGCCGCCAGCTTCTCTGCGATGTCGCCGGCCAGGGCCCCGCGCGCCGTCCCCTTCATCGAGTACTCGGCGCAGTGGCGCAGCAGCGGCAGGGCGTCCACGATCAGCAGCGCCACGTCCTCGGACATGCGCAGCGGGTCCGCGTCCCCCGGCGTCTCCCGTGCGCTGCGGATGGCTGCGATGGCGGCGCGGGCCCGACGGCGGTACATGTCGGCGACGGCCACCCAAGGTCGCGTCTCATCCTCGTCGGCGCCGTACAGCAGCCGCGCCACCCGCTCCACCTCATCGGGCCCCACGGGGTCGGGATGCTCCGTAAAGGCCGGCGGCACGGGGGTAGCGGCTGGCGTCGAATCCAGCACCACCGGAGCACCGACACCCTCGCGGGCCTCACCCGGTGACCTCGTTAGTCCACGCTCCCCCGTGCCGGTTTCCCGGCCAGAATCTGTAGTGCGAACAGCGGCGGCGCGGCCCCGCATCCAGCGCAGCGCCTCGTCGGCCATGTAGACGCAGAAGGCGCAGGCACGCGGCACCTTCGCCGTCGACTCGCCCTTGCACTCGGCCCGCACGTGCAGCAACTCGGCCAGCCCGAGCACCATCACCTCATCGGGCCCCACGGGGTCGGCTGGGGCGGTCATGGCGCGGACTCCACGACCTTGGCCGCCACCGCTCGCAGCAGCGCGGGCAGATGGTTGCGTGTGCTGATCCGCTCCGACGCCCGCACCTCGATCAGCGGCCTGCACTCGCCGGCCTTGCTGTAAACCAGCCGCCACGTGTGGGCTTGGTGGAAGTTCGACCAGCCCAGCACGGCGCCGTCTCCTATCGGCAGCATCACCTCGACCCGCACGCCGCTTTCACGCAGGTAGCCCTCAAGCGCCTTGATGTCTGCTGTCAGCTTGTCGAGCTGCTCCGTGAACGACTCGACCCACGGCGCTACCTCGCGACAGGCAGCGTTTAGCGCCGGGTCGTTGAACTTGCTCTCGCTCATCTCGTCTCCCCTCTCTGCGCGTAGTCGCGGGTCAGAACGGCGGCGCTCCAGCCGCTTCCAACGCCTCGTCGCTGAACGTCAGCTCCACGTCATCCGGCACGTCCAGATCGACGACCGACTCCGCGTAGGCCGGCCAGTAGCCGCTCTGCTCGCAGACCTGGAACCGTTCGAACCAGAGCCGCCACAGCCGCTCGCCCTGCTCCAGCGCCCGCGACGTCAGCCGCAGCACCGTCACCGGGTAGGGCGGCGACGACTCGACCGCGACGATGTACGCCTCTTTCGGCTGCCCCAGCCCAGCCGCCTTGATGGCGTTCAGTTGCCAGGACAGCTGCCCGTGGTAGCCGAGCCGCAGCGCATGGCTCTGGAACCGCACCGGGTCGGCGCTGAACGTCGTCTTTAGTTCGACCGCGCGCGAGTCGTACACCGCTACGTCAGGCGTGCAGCGGCAGTCGCGGCCGTTGATCTTGAAGTTGATCGTCTTCTCGCGCGTCCCCTCGAGCAGCCGCACGGCCTCCTTGTGGCGCCGTACCGCCTCGGCCATGGCGGCGGCTTTGTCGTGCTCGGCCTTGGTCAGGATGAGCGCACCGCCGTTCTCGGCCTGGAACGCATCCCACTCCTTGCCGCGACGTACAGCGCCTGGGTAGCTCGTCACCTTCGCCGTTTCGAACAGCAGAGCGTGAACGGCTGATCCGCGCTGCATGGCTGCCGTCTCGTCGGACAGCCCTTGCGCGTCCAGTTCCATCTTGAGCTTGGCGAACGCGGGGCAGCGGCCGACCGCGCGCAGGTAGTCGAAGCGCACCGGGAGCGCCGGGAGCGTCACTTGGCGCCTTTCTCGGGCGGCACCGTCGGCCGAACGCGCACGCAGTCGACCGTCTCTGGCCCCATGCTGGTCTTGGTCGGGTAGAGCGTCACCCGCTTGCCGACCCAGCCCGCCGTGTCGTTGCCGTACAGGGTGGCGATGATCTTCGAATTCGTCTTGTTCAGCGCCAGCCCCTTCTCCTTGCCTTCGAACCAGACGACGGGCTTACGGGTCTTGCGCCCGCCGGCCGAGATCAACTCGCGCCCCTCGACCTTGCTGATGGTGACCGTGACGTCGCCGGGAAGGTCCCAAGCGCCGATGTAGTCGCGGTCGAAAAACGTCCTGTAATCTGGCAACTCAGACCTCCTTGCTTTCGTTCGGCACCTCGCGCTCCCACAACTTCTCGGCCACCTCACGCGCCTGGGGCCAGGCGTCCTGCAACGACCCCGCGCGCCCCTGGTACACGGTCAGCACGCCGCGCACGGCAAGCTCGACGGTCCAGCGGTAGCCGTCGGGCTCCGGCGCGAACTTGTAGAGCAGCGAGACGATCACGACTTCGCCTGCCTCTCGCGCCAGATACGCGCAGCACAGTTCAGCGCGCCGCCAAGGGTCGTGTAGACGTGGCAGCCGGCCAGTTCAGCGCTCGGCATCTCGGCGTAGGCGGCCCAGGACAGCACGTGAACGCCGCCCGCCTGATCCACCACGTACGCCTCGCCCTTGCGGACACCGGCCGCGAAACGCTCCATGTTCGTCATCGCCAGCCCTCCTCTCGCCGCTCCTTGCACCGACGATCCCCCTCCTCCTCCGCGGCGCACTGCTCACACATCCGCATGGGGCGGTTGGTGCGGTGGTTCCACTCCACCGGGCGGCGCTCGCAGGAGCAGAGCGGGGGCGTGTCTTCGTCGAGGTTCACCGCCGCACCTCCGCGCACTCCGAGCACCACGCCCCGTCACGGTCCCGCACCGTCGCCGGCCGGTTGAAGTGACGATCGCAGCGCATCAGCCCCGTATGCGCGCAGACCTCGCAACCACGGCCAGCGCAGGGGCGGCCGAGAACGGTGGCGTTGCAGAGCATGAATGGCATCAGCGCACCAACTCCGTGCGCGGCCCGGTGAACAGCCGCTCCTCGCGGTCCGATCCGTCGACCGAGTCCGGCCAGCGCCAGCCCAGTTCGTCATCCTGCTGGGAGTAAAAGCAGAGCCACACGCCGTCACGCTCGGTCGTGACCGTGAAGCCTGTGTTGCCAGCCTCTTCGACGGTGCCCAGAACGCCGCGCGGGTTCAGCAACTCAACGACGTCACCGACCGCCGGCCGGCGCCCAACCTTGTTTGTCGTGTCCATGGTTAAGACTTTACCCACGCTCTTAACCAAGTCAAGCGCAATTCGACCAAGGCCCATCATCTCCGTCGCTGGCTAGTGCTGCGGGCGCAGCTTCGAGGCGGGGTAGCCGGTCAGCTTCTCGAACTTCTTAGCCTTCGCGTCTGACATGTGCTTTTTGCCAGACGCCACGAGGGACATGAACGCCGTAGAGACCTTGAGGGCGCCTGCGATCGCTCCCAGCGACGGCATACCGGCCCGGCGGGCGTATTCCATCCATTCGGGCTCGTCGGTGAGCATCTTCTGGCTGATGGCTTGGCGCTGCTGCGGCGTCACGCTCTTAACCTTGCCCGACTCTTTACCGCGCGTCAACCGCGCGCTGCCCTCGCTCGACCCCTCCGTCTTCCGCCTCGCCTCCACAAACGCCCGCACCGCTACCGCCTCCTCAGCCAGCCGCCGCGCCCGGTCCAGGTCCCCTGCAGCTACTAGCTTGGCCACCTCGCGCTCCATACGCGCGGCCTCGGCCTCGAGGAGGTCTAGCGGGAGCGGCACGCCCCCAACGCTACCACGGGCGCCGCGTCGGTATCAATTTGGGGGTTTTCTCGGAATCTTGGCCACGGGCGCGTTCCTGCGCCATGTCGGCCAGTAGCTCAAGCTTCGCGGCAAAGTTGGCGTTGCCCGCTTTCGCCTCCAGCGACGCGATCCAGCGGATCCAGGCTACGTCATCGGCGTTCATGCCGCCTGCCCGGCCTGGATGACGCCCGTTGCTGCTAGCGCTTCCTCGACCGAGCGGACGACTACGACCTTGGGGCCCTTCCAGGCGCGGTGCCACTCGACCTGATTGGCTGAGACGCGGTCCCGGCCGTCGGGATTCTTGATCTCCATCAGCAGCATCCGGCCGCTGAACGCGACGAGGATGTCTGGAGCTCCACCGCCGACGCTCGACAGGTCCAGGACCGTGCAGCCGCGGGCCTTGAGGGCCGCGACAATAGCCGCATGGTTGCCGTCCCGTTTGGCGCGGCGGAAGTGCCTCACGTCGTCTCTTCGCTACCCACGCCAGCCCCGGCCCACCTGGCGATGTGGCCGTCGGCCTTCTTCCGGCGAATGTCGACGTGGACCCAGGAGCGATACGCCCCGATGCCGCCCAGGTCGGGCAACTCGCCTTCACGCACCATGTCCTCGATGAGACCGCGCAGCGGGTCGACGCGCAGCACGTCCACCGGCCGGATGTCGGCCGCCTCACCGGTGACGTGATAGCTGCTCTTGGCGCCGCCTACGCGAGCGTTCCAGGTGCGGGACCGCCACCCGCTGACCACGATGATGGGACCGCCCCACGCCTTACGGATGGGCTCCAGGAGCAGTTCGCACAGGCGCCTGACGTCGGGCTGGCACTCGGGCGGGACCGGGGTGCCGTCATTGCAGCGGAACTCTTCCCACGCAAAATTCGTGGTGACGTGCGTGAGGCTCACCTACCGCCCCTCAGCGCAACTAGCAGCTTGCGCAGCTGCACCCAGCTCGTCGGCGTGGCTATCGTTGCCAACGCCAATAACCCCCATCCCCACTTCGGGACGCCAAGGGGGCCGGGCGTATTGTCCATGAGCAGGCCCGCTGCCTTCCACGCGCAGAACAGGCTCACCGCCCCCCCGGTAATCTGCGCGACCACTTCCGAGGCCACCGATCGCGGCGATACCGAGGCCGATGAGTGCGTAGACGACGAGGACGACGGCGTACCGGAATCGGGGCCAGTGTACCTGCGCGGCTCGTCGGAATCGAACTGCTCGTCGCTCATGCATGCCTCACTCCTCCCGCAGGACGAGGTACGACAGCGCCAGCAGCCATCGGTCCTGGTCCGTCCGCGATGCCGGGGCGATGGCTCGAACCCGCGCGACTTGATTCTTGACCACCGTCAGTGCTGCCGTGCGCTTGGTTTGCTCTGCCGATATGGCGGTGTTGAATGCCGCGTCGGCCGCCTCTTTCGCCGCACTCGCCACCCGCAGACACGCCCCGACGATCCTGCCGTCGGGCAGCCGATACGCATCGTATTCGCCCTCTGGCCCCGTCGCGCGGATGCGCTTCCCCCCCATCTCCTCGTAGCGCTCGCACACGGGAGCGAAGGTGCCGTGTTTGGCGACGTCGTGCATCTCCTTGAACGTGAACATCACGCCACCTCCGAGTACTCTTCGATCGTGACCTCGGAGCCGATGGCCAACGTGTCGGCGGCGCCGCCGTCGATTTCCACCGACGTCATAACATCGCTGCTCTCCCAGTTCACGACGCCGTAACCGGCGATCTCGATCGACTGCCCCGCCTGGTTGGCGACGTACTGTATGACGCCCATACGGCGCAGGCTGCTTGCCGTGTACTTCGTCGGCATGTCGAGGACCACCAGCGCATCCGCGCTCGCCCGCAGCAGGCCAATCAAACCAGACGAGCCGCCCACGGTGGAGCCGCTGACGTTGCCCTGCTGCATGGTCACGCCCGTGGTCGCGCCGTTGAACTTCAGCGTTAGGCTGCGCCCCGACGCGGTGGCGTTCTTGAGCCGCCACACCACCCGGATCCGCCGGTTGCTGTTGCCGTTGAGCACGGTGGCGGCAAGCGTCCGCGCTGTCGCGGCCAGTGCCGTCCGCACAGGAGGGCCGCTCACCAGGCGAGGGCCGTAGGTAGTGCCGGCGTAGGCCATGGCTAGGCTCCCGGCTCCGCGTCGTCGTAGGCCGTGACCGTGGTGATCATCGAGTCGGGGTTGTTGGCGCCGGCTAGCACGTAGATGCGCCAGTCAGGCGTCGGCACCTTCCAGTCGAGCGTCTTCGTGGTGCTCGCAGCCAGCGTGTACGTACCAGCCGTCGCGATGTCCGGGTCCGTTTCGAACGCCGACGACGTGGTCAGCGTCGGATTCGTCATCGCGCGAAAGACGATGCTGACCTGTTGATCGCCGTTCTTCACCGTGATGGAGACACGGCGAAAGCGCGCCCACTGGCCGCGGTGGTTTCCCGGCGCCGGCTCGCTCGCAGCTGATGCTGGCAGGCCGTTGATCCCGTACGTGCTGTCAGCAACGACGAGATATTCGCTGTTACCGGGAACGGTTGAGAGGGTGTACGAAATCGTGTCCATTCGGACTCCTCCTCGTCGCCGGCCCTCTCCTTCCCGCGACGTGGATATGGGTTGTTGGAACTATTCTACCTTGCGTTTTCCGGCCTGTTTTCTCTTTAGGCTGTTCTGCGCTGCAATCGACAGCGCTTCCATGATTGGCAGGTACGCTGGCCCGCCCTGCATCGGCGGAACCGCTCTTTGCGTCGCCCCGGCCGCGGGCAGGCCCATGCGGATGCCCGCGATCTGCTTGTTTCGTGGCGTTAGACCGACCAAACCGAGAAAACCGCCAGAGCCGCGCGCTTGCGACTGCTCGATCGCCATCTGGTTCGCGCCTTCTTCGCCATAGCGCAGGCTCTCTTGGGCCTTTTTGGCCCGAACCTGCGTCAGCATGCGCTTGTAGTACGGGTCGAGCGCGGCGAGCTCCTCGAGCTGGTCGGCGCGAATGGTACCCGCCTGCGACGGGTCGCCGGCCCGGCCAAAATTCGCAGCGGCCGTGCGCTCCGAAGCCGCCCGACTTGCCACGTCGGCCGTGTCCCGGCCGTACATGATGTCGTTTGCGCGTTCCAACTTGGACATTGTGGCCGAGAACTTCTCGTCGATGGCCCGCAGCCTGGGATCGATGTCCTTGCTCGCCTCGGAAAGCGTCTTGTAGATAACCCGATAGGGTGCGTTGTCCTTCGTGACTGGCTGGCCGAACTGCGCCAGATCCGCGACCGTCTCCTTGGCCTGCCTGAGGTCCTGTAGCGTGGCCTGTGCCCTGGCGGGCGCTCCGGTCTGGAGCGGTTCGCCCTTTGGTCCGAACAGTTGAGGCCCAGGCTCAGCGTCGACCGTGATCAGACGCTTGACGTTCTGGACGGCGGCGGCGATGTCTGGGTTTGCGATCTGCCCGTTCGACTGCCGCTTGATGAGACCGTCCAGGCGCGCGGCGACTGGCTCGAGGTCCACCGGATCCGGGTTGTCGCGCGCGATCTGCTCCAACTCCTTGGAGTACTCCTTGCGCGCCTTCTTCAGTACGACGCGGTTGAAGCGGGTGAACGTCCTGCCCGCCGCGCCGGCCGCCTTGTTGACGCCCTCGCGCCCCTCGGGGAGAGCCTGCATCGCCGGCTTGTCGAACTCACCGCCACGGACCGGCTCATCGCCGAAGGTGTTGATCTTGCCGCCCGCGTCCTTGACGTCCTGGATGATGCGGCCCGACTGCGTCTTGGGGTCAGTCGTACGCGCGATGTGCCGCTGAGCGGCCACGCCCAACATCCCCAGAAGGCCGCCAGCCGCCAGGCCGACGGGATTCGTCGCAGCGTCCTTGGCCGCCTGAACGGGCCCGACGTCCGCAGGGTCGCTGACAGCGGCCGTCGCTGGGGCGGTCATCTCGTACGCTGCGACGCCACGAGCCAGCCCCTTGCCGGCCATGCTCGGGATGCTCTTGGCGGGAGCCCCCAGCCTAGGGACCGCCCCGGTCGCCTTCCAGGCCCCCTTGCCCAGCATGCCGGGGATACCGACCGTTGCGCCGGCCATCCCGCTCGCCGCCGACGTCCACGGGTACGCACTCGTCGACTCGGCAAGCCGCTGCGTGCGCTCCTGGGCCTTGGGTCCGCCGAGCTGCACCGGGCCAGGGGCCATGGTGCCGTCGGCGTGCCTCTGCATCGGCGGCGGGGCTCCAGGCGAGACGGAGAAGAACTCGGCCAGGCGATGAGCGCCCGGCAGAAACCCTTCCGCGAAGTTACGCCCCGCAGCCTCGGCTCGTGACGGCGCGTTGACCTTCGCCGCAGCGGCCTGGCTCAGCGCTTCGGGCAGGGAAGGCTTTTGGATGACGCCGAGTTTGCGGAGCCACTCACGGGCTTCGTTGTGGTTGGGGCCGCCCAACTCGGCCTGCCAAGCCTGGATCTCCTCGTCTCGGCTAGACATATTGCCGACCCCCGTGTGCTGAACACCCGTTCCCGCTGTACAGGCGCGACGACTGGCGCGACCCTGTGGTCATGTTTACGGCGGTGCTGACGTGGTGGATGTTCATGGCGCCGTTCGCGGCGTGCGCGGCGGTCGTCAGGTACGGATTCAACGGAGAGCTTCTCGGCGCCCCGCCATGGGCGTGGGGGCTGATGGGCGGCATCGCGCTCGCAGCAACTTCACAAGAGGTGAGAGGAGGGTCGGCGTAAATGAAGCGGTCAATCGTGATTGGCGTTGCGTGCTTTTTGCTCGGGTCGATGTCGTCGCCGAAGGCGGCCGGCGATCGAAATGAAACGCTCGACATCTTGTGTGCCCGGTACCGGGCGACGAACGGCGACAAGCTCCTAGAGACCGCGCGGAAGCTCTCGGCCGCTGAGAGTGACAAGATCGGCCAGGCGTTTGTCACGCTCTCGCTGGCCGCGCAGTTGAAGGCCATCGCTTGCGGCGAGACTGGCCTAAAGACGCTGAGCAGGGGCCCGTAGTTCACCGCTTCCCCCGCTGCAGTTGGCGGCGACGAGCTGCCGACGCTTCCACCGTCGCCTGCTCTGCCGCTGGCCGCTGCGCTCTCAGCGTCTTCTCTGCCGCCGAGCCGGCGAGCGATAGAGTCTGATCGGCGAACGCCTCTAGTCTCTCAAGCTTCTGCTGTTTCAGTTCCGGCGAGTCTCCGGCGTGCCACGCCATCTGCACGGCCTCGCGCCGAGCTTCGCTCTCGGGCATCCCGGCGCCAGTCTTGACGCGCACGATGTATTGGACGGCATTGTCCATCGCGTTCGCGATCTTCTGCTCTTCTGGCGTAAGACCTTCGTATTTGGACGCCGGGACGAGTTCTGCTCGTCGCAGACCGCTCGTAACCAGCGCCGACACGTTGCCGCTCGCGGCGCTGTTGTCCGCCGCTTCGGCGCGTAGGGAATTCTCCTGAACTTTCCGTAGGGCATCGTCCGAGATGTCGATCCCGCGCTTCAGCACCTCCAACTCGCCCTTGATCTGGGCGCCGTAGAGAGCATGCTTGCCCTGCGCCTCAGTGGGCGGCTTCTCTCCCGCCCTCCGCTCTGCCGCCCGCGCTGCGATGTACGCCCGTTCCTTCGCTTCCTTCGCGCGCTTGTCCCCCTGCTTGTCCTGAAACTGCCGCCCGACTTCGGCCGAGTGGGCGCCCATGATCTGCTGCATGATCGTCGGGTCAACGTTGTTCCCGAACAGCATTCGGCGCAGGTTGATGTCGCGGCGCACGTTCTCGGGCAGATTCGTCATGTCCAGCGCGCCGAGTTCCTCGCCCTGGCGCCTGCGCTCCTCCGCGATGGCCTCGCGCTGCGCGTTCGGGTTGATTTGCATCGGCGGCTGCTCGGGTAGACGCAGGGTGTAGTTCTGCGCGTTCCGCGCCGCGTTCCCGTAGTCCTGGGCGTAGCGCTGCATGCCCTGCGACCACTCGTTCGCCCTCGCAGCATCCGGCGACGGCTCCAGCGCGCTCTGCAGCTTGGGCAATAGGCCCAGCTTGGCCAGTCCGCCCACCCATGGCTGCACCTGCATCGTAGGCTCACGCAACTGGAGGCGCTCAGGCGACGCGACGTCCTCCATCTGGTTCTGCTCGAGCGACCCGCCTACCGTCCCCGCCATCGCCTGTGCGTCCTGAACGCGGCCAGGCGTCCGCATCGACTCCAGGATCTTGGGCAGCACGTCCATCACCGTCTTGCGCGCCTTCTCCCTTCGCGCATCGTCCGCCTGGTCCTTCCGCAGTTCGCGGTCTCCTCTCTGCTGCTCAATCAGCCCCCGCTGGTACTCCGCAGCCGCCTTGTTGCGCTCTTCCTCCAGGTCAAGCTGGCGCTTGCGGTTCAGCCGGTCCGCGAGGCTGCGGAACGGCGTGGCCATGTCGATGCCCTGGTACTGGGGAACGTTGAAGAACGCCATCAGCCCGCCTTCTTGTACGACGCCGCGGTTTCAGCCATCGACGTGTACGTGTTGATGATGTTCTCGACGGTCTTCGCGTCGATGCCCGCCTTGGCGAGTTCGATCGCGAGCGCCTGCATCTGCGCCTGGAACCGCTGGCGGCCGCCCTCGCTTTCAAGATCAAGCGCCATGCCCTCGAAGCCCTTGAGCGTGCCTGCCTGACCAGAGCCAAGGTTCAAGCCGCCAGTGATGAGGTCGCGGAAGTACCCGCTCTGCTCGTCGCTGGCCCCGCCGGCCATCTGCGCCAACAGCCGGTCGCGGTCGAGTCCAAGACGGTCGGCCAGCTCAGACACCCGCGCGCGGAAGTCGGCCTGCTGGCGCTGTTCGCCCGACAGCCCCATAGTCACGTCGTACTCGTAGTCGCGGTCGCGCTCGGCCTCGTCCGAGGCGCGATACGCCGCATCGCCAGCCGTGCGGAAGCGGTCGAGCCCCGACCGCGTCGAGGCGTCCGCGAGCCTGTCCAGCCGCTCGCGGTTGCGCAGGTCCACGTCGTCAGTCGCCGACGCTGCGCCAAAGTACTGGTTCTCTCGACCCTGCGTGAGCGCGTCCAGCGCGCGCTGGTTCTCGAGCAGGAAGTTCGCCGACCGGTAGGCAGCCTCGTCAGCCTGGCCGAGCCGCTGCGTCTTGATGTTCTCCATGCCCAGGCGCCCATGCAGCGCCCTGTTGAGCTTGTCCATCTCGACCTCGTCGCCAGACCGCGCCGCGTCCCCGAAGTACCGCTCACGCTCCATCCGCGACGTGTCCGCCAGGCGCGCGAAGTCACCGCCTTGGCCCTGCCGCGCAAGTTGCATCTCCTGCGCAGACCGCGCAAGTCCGCCCATCTCGAGCCACTGCTTGGCCCGGAGTCCCTGCAACTGCTCGCCGTACTGGCGCTGAGCCAGGCCCGATGCGTAGCCGCCCGTGGCCGCCGCCCGACGGTCCAGGTCTTCCTGCATCTTCTTCGCAAAGTAGTCGTTGGCGCTGTTCAGGTTGCCCAACTGCTCGTCGTAGAACTTCTCGGCCGCGCCCTTCTCCTGGACCGCCGGCATCATCTTGCGGAAGTAGCCGCCGGCCTCCGATTGCTCGTTGGCCAGCGTCCGGGCCCGAGACGTCGCCTCGTCGGTTCGCTGGCGCATGCTGCGGAGTTGGTCGATCTCGGGCATGAAGATCGCCTGCCGCGCCTCCATCTTGCGCTGCTCGGCGTAATCCTTCAGCGGGTTGCCCATCGTCCCGCGCTCCCGCAAGCGATCGGACCAGCCGTCGCCGCCCGACTTGTACCGCTGCAGGTATTCGCTCATCCCCGACGGACCCGCCTGGTACTTCGTCTGCCCGTAGCGCGTCTCGACGTCGCTCGCCTGGTCCATCCGGCCGGCGTTCTGGCCGTACCAGTCGCGGTAGTTGGTGACGCTCTTTCTGTTGGCGGCGAGCCCCGCCATCGGCCCAGGCTTGTTGCCGTACGGGTCATCGAGCAGGCGCGTGCTGTTGAAGTTCGGGCCGGCGTTGCTGTACTTCCGGTACAGATCCGCCATGTACGTCGGCCGGTTCAGCTCATAGCTGCGCAGGTAGTTCTGCGCTGGGCCGTAGAAGCCCAAGGCGCGCTCACCGGCGGCGCGCCCCTTGTCGGCCAGGCCGCCGTAATAGCCCTGCTGCTCATTGCCCAGGCGCCGAGCGCCCTTCGCAGCGTCGCCGTAGCCTTCCTTGGCATTCTCGCCCGCCCAGATGTGCGGCACGGCGCCCCAGGTCATGGGACCACCTGCGATCCCAGCGCCGACCTTGCCCCATTTGCGCCAATTGAAGCGAGCCATTATGCCTCCTCCATCGTATCAAACGACTCGATCACTTTGGCGATTGAAACCAGCGCATTGGACGAGCCGTAAATCTCCCATTGCCTATGGAGGTACGGTTTCCCGATGCTCCATTTCTCGACCGTTGCAAACGGGCGGGTCGACGTCGTCCCAAGGCCCACTTGCAGCGGCCCCGAGAACGTCCCCAGGTCATCCCGCCAGCGCATCAGGAAGAACGGCTCAGCGGTGTCCGTAGACTCCCCCCGCCTGACGTGAAACTGCACCTTCTGTGTCGCCTTTGTGCTGGCGTTCTCGTGGTCGACGAACCCCGAACGGGCCAGCCAGTGAATGGCCGTCCCCGAGTCGGTGTACGTGCTCAGGTCCAGCTTGGCGATGGTCCCGTCGGACAGCCCGACGAGGTTGACGTTCTTCTCGGGCCAATACACATGACTCTGGATCGTCAACCCCGCCCAGTTGCCGGATGACCAGCCACGCCACTCCGACCAGACTTTGGTCGTCATGTCGTACGCGAATGCCCGACCGTCCGTCGGGAACACCCACAGCAGCAGATCGCGATCGTCGAGACGAACCCGCGAGCCCCAGCAGTCGGTGACGCTCGCGAGTTCAGCAACGAGGCGGTCCGTGGCTGGCGTGCCGATGGCCTCATAGGCCCGGCCATCCGACATGACGAACCGACGCCGGCTGTCGAGCCAGGCGAACTGCTCGTCGTGGCGGATGATGCTGTGCCGGGCCAGGCACCCAAGGTCCATATTGTTGATCGGCGCGAACACCTCGTTCGGGTCGGGTCCGTAGACCTGCAGAGTCTCGCTGCCCCAGACGAACAGTTCGCGCGCCGAGTCCCTGATGGCTACGATCTTGTCCGGGCGCGCCTCGGCCTCGCGGAAGTCCTCCGACGTCGTCCACGTCTCGTGGTTTCCGTCTCCCGGTGCCGACCAGTAGAAGAGCCCGCCCTCTCCCGCCTCCAGCGCCACCACTCGCTGGGTCATGACCAGTACATCGGTCACGAGCGCTGGAGGCGAGCCGCCCAGGAGCGCCGCCAAGCCGCTGCCGGTGTACTTCAGCATCGCCCCGCCGCCGGCCAGGATCACCTTGGTCCGAGTCGTCGTGATGCGCGGGCGCTCGGCGCCCTCGAGCTGCGTAGCCGTCGTGGAGTCGGACAGCGCCTCGACGTTCTGGTACGACGTCCAGGCGTACAGCTTCCGCGTGCCCGTCGAACTCTGCGTGACGTAGACCAGCTTGTTTTGCCAAACCGTCATGGCTACGACAGGGTTGGCGTCAGGCACGGTCGGCGGGAACTCGTCCCAGGCTGCAATGCCTGGACGTAGGCGCATCCCTCCCGCAGCGTCAACCAGCAGGTTGACGAGCGGCCCCCGCGACCCGGACAACTCGTCCAGGCCGGAATCGGGGCCGTTGAAAGGGATGGGCGCCGCGTCCATTACCAGATATCGTTGCTCCCGGCGTTGTTCGGATAGCTGAAGGTCGCGCCGCCGTCTTCCTTGCCGATCTGAGTAGACAACCACTTGGACGAACTAGCCCGCCACGTGAACCGGATGGCGACGTTCCCCGAAAAGTTCGAGGTCGGAAGATAGCCGAAGTACTGCGCATTCCATGTGAGCGCGACGCCCGCGCCGCTCTGGTTCGAGAGGACCAGTAGCATCGTCTGGCCGTCATGAAGCCCCGTCGTCGACGTGGCGCCGATGGTCAGAGCCGCAGTCGTCCGGCATACCTGCAGCTCGCCCAGCGATGGGTCGGGCGTGAAGGTGCCGCCGGCCTGTGCGGACCGGTTGCGCTTGAATACGTTACAGCGGGGCTGCGACTGCCACGCCCCGCCGTACTCGGCAAGCGTCCGCGTGCTGAAACTGTTCATCTCGTCGATGACGTCGGTCGCGCTGGCATTTGTCGTAAAGTCGGTCGTGTTCGTACCGACACGGCAGTTGATGCAACCCGACCGAGCGACGGCCCCGACGCTGAAACCGGTAGTGCAGGCTCCTGCGATCGAATCGCGGGCGATGGTGTCGTCCGCGGTGAAGCTGAATCCGGTGCCGGTCGACGCGACGACCATACAGTCACGCGCATGGGCATGCTGTCCGCCCAGGACGAAACCGGTGCCAGTAGCAGCCGCGGCGATGCAGTGGTCGGCTAGCCCGTGCTTGCCCAGCGTGAACCCGACGCCGGCCGAGTTGCCGTCCGTCGAGTCGACCCGGCAATGGTGTAGCTCGCCGCGCTGGACCGTGGATGTCCAGGTGAAGCCCTTGCGGTGAAGCGACGTCACCACACGCTGACACACGACTCCGTCCCCCGATGTAACCGAGATGGCTGATCCCGTTGACGTGGTCGAGTGGGTGAGCGCCAGGTCGGAAATGACCATGTTGGCTTCGCCAGTGATGTTCACGGTCAGCAGCGTAATGGCCGCGCCAGTGCCCTTGATCTTGCTGGCCGTGGCGCCAAGCCCCATCAGCCAGATTCCGGCCGTGCTAGTCGACAGCCCCGCCGAACACGCGAACGTGCCCTTAGGCAGCAGACCGACGCCGCCGCCCTTGGCCGCGAGCCGGTCGAGAAGCTTCTGGAGCGCAACGTAGTCGTCGGCCGTCCCGTCTCCCTTGGCCACCTCGCCGTTGGCACCCTTGACATCGAACACCGAGACGAACCGCTCGGCGAGGACGTCGCGCAGAAGACGCGCGTTACCGCCGGTTGCCTCAAGGTACTTGAAGTCAGTCCCCATGAACGACGACAGAGCGGAAGTGAGCGCCGCATTGAGCGTCGTGGTCCCGCCCGCGCCCTGGCTGCCGTTCGATAGGGTGCCGGTAAGAAAGTTGTTGGCGACCTCGACCAACTCAGCGCGGCCGCCCTCGATGAAGCGGTCAACCTCCACGCCCGCGGCCGTCTTGACCACCACTTCGACGACCTGCTTTACCCAGAACTTCGCGCGCCCCGACGAGTTGAGCACCTGCTGCGCGGTCGTCAGCGTCGACGTCGCGGCGTAGTTGCTGTAGGCAGTGACCCGGCTGGTCGAGTTCGGCTCGTACAGCTCGTACGTGCCGGACGGCGCCTCGGGGTAGTAGATCCGGACGGTATAGGCCATCAGTAATCCCCCACGCAGAAGCGGATGCGGCCACGTTCGGTCTCATCCAGCATGGCTTTGTCCTTGTCCGGGTTGACGACCTTCATCAGGTACGCCGCGTGATTCAGCATCCCGGCCTTGACGGCGAACTCGTGGGCAAGCAGGTACGTGATCGTCTTGAGCCACTTGGGCTCGAGGTCCAGCGTCACGTTGCCCGTATCGGTGTCCCGCAGCTTGCGGTACTTCTGGTAGATGAAGGTGTACGCAGCGTCGCTCTTAACCGGAAAATTGACCGTGACGGTCCCGGCCGACGTTTTCTCTACGTAGAACTCCAGCGGGCGCGCGATTGTGGTCTTTGACGACCGGCGAAAGTAGTCGTCTCGGCTGATGCGCGTCGCCTCGCTGTCCACGTTCGACGAATCGCGCAGGTTAGCCACCGGACCGACGTCAACGGTATCGGCGTCGGCCGTAAAGCCCGTGTCGTTCGCCGCGACGGCCTTGGACACGCGCTCGACGGCCCGAACGATCAACCCCTCTTTCTGCAGGTCCAGGATGATGAGTTGCAGCGCCCGGGCGCCAAAAGCGATCTGATCGGCGTCCGCCGTGTGCCCGTCGTGGAGCTGGCGCGCGAGGCTCGCCGCCTGCGAGATGATCTGATCTCGCTGCATGTCGAACGTGGCCGTAGTGGAGACAGCCATTATTCAAGCCTCCCCATGAACGCCTTTGGCTCTTGCCGGTAGAACGACCCGACCAACGCGGCATTTGTGACCGTCTCGACGCGCGTCAGATTCGTGTTCGTGTACGGCTGCAGCGACAGCCCCGACTGGCCGAGCGTATTCAGTCGCAGGAACCGCTGCGGCAACGGGTCCTTGGTCGTCGGCTGAATGCTGCTCACCGCCTCCTTGGCCGTGCGAAACGCGGCGTTGTTCCTCGCGGACTGGATCGGAGCCAGCAACCCCGCGGCCGCCCAGTCGTACAGGGTCGATCCGTTCTTCTTCGTCGCCGCCAGCGGCGCCCCCTCTCGCACCAAAAGAACCGTTGACGGCGCCAGGGTCGGGTCGTAGTCGCCCTTGAGCCCTCGCCACAGTTGCGTCTGCTCGGTGTCGAGCGGGCTCGTGGCCTCGTAGTCCAACTCGTAGTCACTGTTGCTGGAGAACGTCATCAGCCAATCCCAGATGGACGTCACCTGAGACGACAGGCCATCCACCTCGTAGAGAGCGCGCAGGGCGGTCGACCAGTTGCGAGCGCCGATCGTGGTACCCGTGGCCAGCGGCCCATTCAAGTACTCCCAGGACCCGCGGCCCGTCGGGTAGCTTTGAAAGAACGACCTCGGCGTCGTCGCCGAGAAGCCCTGGATGTTCGCGCCGTCGTCCGCCGAATATTGCGCGGTGGACCAAAACGCCTTCGCCTCGCCGATGGCCGTGGACACCAGGGTCGCGCGGCTCGCGTTGAAAGGGACCGTGATGGTCGACGATCCGATCGTCTCGTCACCAGCAATGTTCTTGAACAGCGTCAGGAACCAGACACCGATGAGGTCGCCAGGGAAGTACTTGTGGTCCCAGGTCCCGCCCGTCGTGATGCTGAAGGTCCACGCGCCCCAGTGCTTCGGCACCAGCCCAGCCGCATCGGCCGAGCTGAAACCAGAAGAGAGCAGGTCGCCGCATTGGGCGCTGCGCAGGAACCACGCGGTGGCACGCGCAGCCGCCAGGTGCTTCGCCTTGCCGTGGACCTGATAGGCGCGCAGCAGAGCAATGCCCGCCAGCGAGCTCGTGGACGTGAAGTACGACGATCCGATGGAGAACGCACCCCACTGCAGGGCGTCGTCCGTATACGTCGTCTTGCCTGGCCCGCCGACTTGGTTATCGTAGAGCCAGTCGGCCAGCTCGAGCAGCTTCGCCTTCGCGCGCGTGATCCAGTGCGGCGGCCGCTGGTTCTCCGCGATGAGGTCGTACAGGTACCAGCAGGCTAGCGCCGCGTCCTGGACGCTCGTCGTTCCCGTGCGGGCTCCGCTCACCGTCTGGTCTACAGACCCATACGGCGCAGTGTCGCAGATGAAGTTGAAGAGATACCCTTCCTCTGCCTCCCACGTATCGCGCCCGTCGCGCGGCTTCGGCGATGGTACTGGCCGATCGCTGCGTGGCGTCCGCCGGGCGTTGATGCGGTCGAGTTCGGGAATGGTCCGCATGCCCTTGTGGTCGCTGCAGATCCAAACGCCATCCACGCCCTTGACGTCGAACTGGACGGGCGCCGTCTTCCACGATCCGCAAATGTCGCAGACCCGCCGCCAGGTGCCTGGGCGGTACTCCTGGATGAGCACCGCCATCAGATGATCCTTGCGCTCCCGCTCTTGTTGCGAAGCAGGAAGGTAACCGGCGTGCTCGACCCCGTATCGATGTCTGAGTCATTCAGCAGGTCGATATTCAGCATCAATAGCCGCGTCACCGCTGCGCTGCACTTGATGACGTAGGGATTCGACCAGCCAGACGACCCGCCGTCGAACACCACTGCGTCGGCGTCGTTCGGGCCGCCGATCACTAGGTTGTTCATCGCGTTGCTGACCAAGATCCCGGTCGCCGGCTGACTCGACACGCTGCCGCTCGTGGACGAGAACGTCGTCCCCTTCACCAGCGCCTCACCAGCTCCCGTGATGTATTCAATGCACTCGGCGGTATCGTTCGTGCCGCACTCGAACAAGCAGTCTTCAACCCGCGTGCCTACCGAAGCGATGCGGATGCGACTGTTGGGCGCCGTGGTCGACGCTGGGAAGTACAGGTTGCAGAACCACACCCCCGCGGCCGTGACGTCGAACATATCGATAGCACCGCCGCAGATGAACTGCGGGCGGCTCGACCCGGTCCCCTCGCCGTACACGTGAATCCCGGCCTTGTTGAAGGTCTGCGCAGCGGTCAACGTTTCCGTATGACCTGACAGGCAGACGATGATGTCACCGGCCGAGGCGTTGGTATGCGCCTGGGCAAGCGAGGCGAGTGGCCGGATGCGCTCCTTACCGCGTGGCGAGGCAGCATCCGATCCGTCCTTGTGGACGTACCAGATCGCACCCGTCATGGCGAGCGGGCTGCGGGTCGTTACTCCGTAGCCCGATGTGCCGCCGATGCCGTTGAGGTATGCGGGTAGGGTGGCCATTCACTCTCCGATAGGCGCCCCTCGTTCCCTGAGAGCCGCCAAGGAGAGGTTGAACGGCCCCCAAGGCCCGAGAGGCAAACTTGCTTACGTCGCCGCTGCAGCCGGCGCGAGAACCGCCGACTTCTTCGCCTCGTCGATCGAGTAGTTCTCTCCGCACACGACGAGCGCCCCAGCGCCGAACGTGATGCCCTGGGCAGACGCCGTGCCGTCGTTCTTGGTGCCGAGGTAGTTCCGCACCACGATGCCGTCGCAGGCGACGTTGTCGAACACGATGCACGCCGTGGACGACGTGTGCGTGTTGTAGATGATGTTGTCGCGGATGACCATCTCGAGCGCCGCCACGGTGACGTGGATGAGCCCGTTGGCAGCCGTAGCCGACGCCACCATTTCGTTGTCGAAGATGCGGAGTCGTGACGGCACCGTCCCGCCGACCACCTTGATCCCGTCGGTCACGTTGTGCGTGGCCGTGCCGTAGACCCAGTTGCGGGAGATGGTGCAGTCGGTCGCCGCCGAACCCACCTCGATCGCGATAGTGGCCTTGTTGCTCGCCCCGCTCGCGACCTGGATGTGGTTGTCGTCCAGCGTGACGCCAGCGCCGGTGATGTCGATGGCCTTCGTGACGCCGTTGGCGCCCTCGAGACGGAGCCGAAGCCCCGCCACGATGGTGTTGGCGTTGTTGAGCGCCCACTGGCTGCCGGCCGCCGTCCAACGGAACGTCGGGCGGTTCGTGCCGTGGCCGATGCCGATGATGGCCACCCCGTCGTCCAGGTTGTCCAGCATCGTCGCGTCCGCGACGCTCTCCGAGTGGCCCGGCAGGCAGACGACCGCGTCACCTGGCCCTAGGTCCGCGTCGGCCAGAGCCGCTGCCAGCGTTGCGTACGGCGTGTCGAACTCGCCATAGCCCGCCAGCGTGCCAGAGGCATTGCCGACGAACTTGACGTCGCCGATGACGCCGTACTTCGCAAGCGCCTGCTCGACGATAGGCCGGAGCCCGATGTAGTTCGTGGTGGTTCCCATGGTCGCCCCCGGCTAGGCGTTGACGCCGATGAGCCCGCGCGGATCGAAGCAATCCATCGCGAACATCTCGTAGCCGTCGTAGACCTTGTTGCGCTGGCTCTCGACCGAGTACTCCTTGAACTCGGGCCGAGCGGTCCAGATGCAGTGCAGGCCGTGCTTGTGGTTCGTCACCACGAACCAGTTGGTGACCGACGCGAAGAACGGGTTGCCCTGTACCCGCACCTTGCCCTTGAGGGTGTTGTAGGTGTGATTGGCCGTGTCGTTCTGCAGCGGCGACATCGTGATCCGCTCGGCCGTCTCGATCTTGTCCGAGTGGACCAGCAGGATTTCCGGCTGGACGCCCATCGGGTAGCCGTTGCCACCGGGCATCGTCCGGCAGAGCTGCATGATCTGCTCGAGCGAGCTGTGAGACAGCGCCGCATCCGCGCTCGGGCGGTTCGCAAACGTACCGCCCTTGGCCAGCTTGTGAGCCGTCGAGCAGAGCGCCACGCCGTCCGTGGTCGCCACCGCCGCGTTCGCGTCGAACGCATCGGCGAAGACCTGGGCCGCCTTGATCTCCTGGGCCAGTCGCAGCGCTTCCGCGATGCTCTCCGACCCCATGATGGCCTCCCGGTACTTGTTGAACCGGATGGCCTCCTCGGAGACCGGCATCATGACGGCGTAAGCGGTCTGGTAAATCCGCTTGCCGTACCCCTGCTGGATGACGTCGACCGCCATTTGGGCGCCCTGCTTCTTCTCGGGCGCCGGTCCCAGCCCCGCATACTCCTGGATGTCCTCGAACAGGTCCTTGGAGTTGATCTCCTTGAACCCGCAGTCCTTCCAGATGGGCTTTTTCGCGGTCTCGTTGCGGAACGCGACGAGCAGCGTCTCCTTGAGAGCCGCGTTGATGTTGCCTGTGAGAACGACCGTGTTAGCCATGGTTCAGCTCCTCTAGACGCCAGTGGTGGAGAAGGTGCCAGGCCACGCATCCGTCTCGTTGGCGACAACGAGGTACTTGGCCCGAGTGACCGTCACGTTGTTCGGCGTCGCGTCCGAGATGCCGATGATTCGCCAGCCGGCCGCGCCCGTACCGTGGGTCGAGATGTCGAGCACCGCAGCGCTGCGGCCGCTCACCGTGTCACCGGTGCCGGTCGCATGGTCGCAGTTCTCCCAGATGAGCTCGCGCGCCGCCGCAACCGTCGTGATGGACGTGCCCTCGTCGGCGTCGACCTCGAAGATGGTGTAGGGCGTGGCGGCGATGCAGTGGGCCTGCGACCGCAGGTAGTCCTGCGTGTAGGTCGTAGACGCCGGGATGTGATTGCTCTCCTCGAGCTTCCCGCTCTTGTTGTACTGGCAGCGCGCAACGACACCCCAGATCGCCTGGCCAGCAGCCGCGACGTCTACCGAGCCATCGCTGACGCAGTTGACCGGGTCGCCGCAAAACACCGCCGTGCCATATGCACTCGCAACCTGGCGCTCGAGCAGTCGAGGGACGATGTTCTCGCCGAACACGCTCCCCCAGTAACGGAAGCCGCCGATTGTCTTGTTCGTGAATCCAGCCATTGGCTACGCTCCTCCCATTGGAACAACGACGTTCTTGAGGTAGCCGCCAGTGCTCTCCGCGCGGGCCTTCATCCCCGCCAAGGCAGCGTTGAAGGGAGCGCGCTTGCGGGATTCAACCGCCGCGCGCCGAGTCTTCAGAATCTTGCAGAGCCGAAGCTCCTTGAACGTGATCTGATCGCCAACCTTGAAGTCCTCGGGCTGCACCCAGTGGGGACGCGCGCAGGTCGGCTCGCCTTTCCCGTTGACCTGCCAAGTCTCCGCGACCCAGCCGTCAATGCGGTACTCCGGCCAGACGTCTGCCGTCAGCCAGCAATAGTCAAACCTCGCGTCCTGGCCCTTTAGGTCCAGGATTCGGTAAACGCCGTCGACGGGAGCATCAACGGGGTCGTTGCGCCGCTGCTTCTTAGGCGGGCGCCCCCGGCGCTTCCTTGGCTCGCTCCCGCTCTCCTCGGGTCCGGTCTCGACAGGCTCCATTCGCAGTATCCCTCAGCGCCGCGATGACCGCTTGCCGTACGGGTCAGCGGCCTGTGACCCAGGCGTATCGGTCTTCTGCTGTGCGCCGGTACTGCTGCCTGCCCGGACTTGATCGCAGGAGCGAAGCTACTCCCCAGCGTGGGGAGTTATTTGGAAATAGTCAATGGCTATTTGCCCATCTTGCTCCCGATTTCCTTCCACCATTTGGCGTGCGCCTGCTCGGGTGGGAGGTTGGAGAAGAGATTTTCCGCCAATGCCTGCATTGCTGGCGTCAACTGCGGCGTCGACAGCGAATTACCAGCACCAGAATCCTTTCCGCTTGTTCCGGCAATGCGCTGCTGCTGGATTTCCCGGTCCGGGTTGTCCTTGCCGCCGCCAAGTCCATGCTCCTTGGCCACGAGCGCCGCTGCCTCGCGCATGGAGGCGTAGAGCACCTGCTTGTTGGAGAAGTCGCGCCCGTCGCGCTTCTTGAGGCTGCGCAGCTTGCCGTCCGCAATGGCTGCGTAGTCCGGATCGGACAGCCACGGGAAGTCCACCAGCATCTGCTGTTCGAACGGGTCGCGCTGGCTGCCCTTGAGGGTTTCGATCTCCTGCTGCAGGGCTTCGATCCGCTTCTGCTGCGCGCCGGTCGCCCCGACCGCGAGCTCCTCGAGCGCCTCGGCGAAGTCGTCGTAGCCAGCGTCGGGGTTTGCCTGGAGCCCGGCCAGTACACGCGCGAGCTTCTCGCGGTACGGCTTGCTCTGGGGCTGTTCGCCCGGCTGCTGCCGGTTCGCAAGCACCGTCTGCAAGAGCCCCATCATCTGCTGATTCATCTGCTGCTGCGCTTCGAGGCGACGGCCGAGGTCGTCCACTGTCTCGCGCAGCCCGCGGCCACGCGCCTCGGAGCTCGATGGACGCGACTGGCGCCGCTGGTCTCCCTGCGCCTGCTGCTGCTCCTGCGGCTCTTCGCGTGCCTGCCCGTCATGGGGCGCGTCGTCCGTGACGGGCGCCTGTCCTTCGGTCGTCTCGGCCTGCTGCTGCGTCTCGGTCTGCGTTTCCATGGTCTCTCCTAGTAGACGGGAATGAACACGTACTGGCCCGGGTCGTCGATGTTGTCGCGCACGTAGATGCGCCGGAGTTTGCCCGCGCGAATGCGCTCCTTGAGGTCCTCGCCGCCGAATAGGCCGTTGTTGGTCAACTGCAACACCTTTTTCGGCGCGTCCGCCTTCTCGTCCATGGCGTACTCCTTCTCTTCTCCCTCGAAGGAGCCCCAGTAGACGATGTCGCCGACAAAGATACCCTGCGACCGCAACTCCTCACGAGCCGCCAGGCCAGCTGCGAGCAGAAGGCCGTGATTCTCGGGCCACACTTCCTCCTGGGCGATGTCCGGGATGTGAAGGCCGCTCGCCGTCATGGTCCGCTTGGCCTTTGGCCGGAAGCGGTAGACGGCGATCCGGTTGAACACCGGCTCATACGGCGGCTCGGGCGCGTCGTGCTCCTTCACCCGCTCTGCTAGGCGCTTTTCCGCCTCGCTCTCAAGCGCGCGCCACGCCGCCTCTTCCTTGGCGAGGTCACGGATGATCACTTGCCGTTGCCCTTCAGCGACTCTTTGATCTCTCGGATTCTGCTTTCCCATTCTTCTTTGCCCTCTCCCTTACGTGGAATCGTGTCGATGAGCCCCAGCATGTCGCGCCACGCGCGGCACGCCCCAGCCCGCCAGATGCGCTGCTTTTCGTCCGGCGCGAACTCTGAGTAGCGCTGGTTGCCGCCGATCTCAGCCTCGATGAACCTCCGCATCGCCTGCGTGACATCGGAGCACCACCAGGCGAGCAGCTTGTCCGCCGGCTGGTTCCAAAACTCGCCGCCGTCGCTCATCGGCCGAGCTCCTCGAGCATTTCCGCGATGCTTCGGATCCCAACTGCCATGCCGCGGTTGTGGACCGTGCTTTCTCGGCTACCTTCCGGCGAGCAGGAGATGAGCGCCGCCTGGTCGCAGGCATTCGCCATCTCATGAAGGTAGGCCGCCAGGCTCTGGCCCAGCGGGCTCGCCGCTAACAGCTTCTTCTGCTCCAGGTCCAGGTTCTGCCATTTCGCTCGGCGGTCCATTCGGGGTCTCTCCTTGTGGCGCTCCCGGCGGGAGCATGGGCGGCGGCGCAATGGGCGCCTTTTCGATGATGGCGGCTGCCTTGTCGGAGCCGATCGAACGCATGAGGTCCGCGGTCAGCGTCCGCCACAGCGCGGACATCGCCTCGGGCGGGAGCATCAACGCTTCGGGCGGAATCTGGCTCATCGACTGGATCGCGCGCATGGCGGCGCGTTCCTTCTGCGGCTGACTGGCCAGGTTCGGGTCAGCCGTGAACGTGACATCGAAGTCCTCGACGTAGTCCAGGCGCCCGACGGTATTGGGCTCGACCGTCCCCTCTTCCTGAACGTAGAAGTACTCGAGGTCGTCGAGCGTCTGGCTGTTGATGTACGCCAGCGTCTTCACCTCGTTCGACCGGGCCCGGTTGTACCGCTCGGCCATGGTCGAGAGGTTCTGCATGGCCATGGACGCTCGGATTTCGGTCGTCGTCGCGGTCTCTCGGTCGGACACCTCGCCCGAGAAGATTTCGGGAGCGCCAAGGCTCTCCGCGTTCTGCTGAAACAACTCCAGGAACTTGAATCCCTGCGGCGGCGGCGCTGGAAACTGGAACTGATGGAACGCCTTGGACAGCAACTCGGGCGGGAGCGGCGACTCCACGCCCTCGCCAAGGCGCAACTGGATGTCGCCTCGCTGCAGGGCCGCGTTGCGGCTGTACATGAACGTCGGTTTGATGTTCAGCGTCGCCAGGCTGATCATTGCCGACGCCCAAGCGTCCGCCGCGACGTTGTCCCCCTCGAGGAGGAAGCCCAGCCCCAGTCCGTAGATGCCCTCGGGGTTGGGAACGCAGATGTAGTGCGTGTAGCGGTTCCACGCGATCTTACGGACCGGCGCCGGCTCGGGTGGAGGCGTCGGGCGGGGCGGGGGAGGCGGCAAATCCTCTCCCGACAGGGGCGGGATGAGCACCACGTTGCCGAACTCGTCGACGTCCTCGCGCGGCTGCGACAGATACTCGACTGAAGCGCGCCAGGCTTGCTCATCCTGCGCGTACATGGCCTCCTGCGACTGGATCTGAGCCTCGCGGAGGTCGTTTTCGCGGTTGTAGCGGGCGCGATCGTCGGGATCGTCGCGCTCCCGAAGCGAAAGCCGCAAAAGCGTCTCCGTTTGCAGGTCGACCACCGCCGTGACCGGCCGGCGGCGCGGCTGACCGGGCAGTTTCAGCAAGAAATCCTGCTCGAGCAGCTCGCGCGGGGCGTCCGGGTCGTCTTCCTGCGGCTTGACCCCCTGAAACGACGTCACCAGGGCCGTCACCGGCTTGCCGGAGTGGCCGTTATCGGCCGTTCCGCCTCCCGCGGCCTTGCCCCAGTCGTTTCCGACGCGCGCCCGACCGTCCTCGCCAACGTCCTGGTACAGGTTCGTGACGTTGGCGTAGTAACCGTCGGCTTCGAGTTCCTCAAGTTCGGGCCGGTACTTGTACAGACGGCGAGTGATGCGCGGAACGTCGGCCAGATCGGGCCTGTCCGACTGGAACTTGTACGGCAGGATGATGTCGTCGGTGCGGCAGAACTCGAAACACGGCCGCTTGCCGAGCGGATCGTAGTACCAGACCGAAAACGCCGAGCCGTAGAGCAGCGTTTGCATCAACCCGCGGTCGTGGGCGGGTATGTACTCGGGAATCTTGCGCCGAACCTGGAAGTTGATGTGCCGGGAGAGGCGCTTGGTGCGCATCTCGTCGTTCGGCTCGGTCGGAAGGGCGCCGTAGATGTCACCCGTCGACGGGAAAAGCTGGCTATACAGCTTGGCGTGAAACAGCAGCGTCGATCGCGCGATGAGCGGCAGGTGAATCTGGGCTAGATTCTCGTGGCCGGCGGGCTTCTCGCCCATCAGTCCAACGAACATCTTGAGCCACGACGCGCGCCGCTCCCGAAACTCCTTGCTACCGTCCCAATCCAACTTGGCCGTGAAGACGACCTGGCGGGCGACCTTCTTCGCCTCTTCGGGCGGAAGGCTCGCTGCGATGTTCGCCGCGTTTTCGTAGTCCGGCGGGGGCGGCTGCGCAGACTGCTCGTCAGTCATGGCCGCGCCTGGCGGGGTGGTCGGATCGATCTGGGAGAGTTCTTCGGCCATTTGGGCTCCTACCAGGGCATTCCGGGAAACCCGGATGCAGTCTTGGGTCGGCCGAGCTCTCTCCGCGCTCGGATCTCATCGAGAATTCTTTGATTGGCGTCCTCGGTGTCCGCGTACGGCACCAGCATGCGATAGAGCGCGCCGTATCCGGCCGCGTCCATGTCGTGGTCGTCGCCCGTGGTGTCCCACAGGTCCGGGTTATCGGGGTCCGCCAGCAGACCTGGGATGCTCGTGATGGGGCCCGTCTCGTCCCAGTCGCCGCCCTTGAGCTTGTAGCGGGTCTTGCACGTCGAAAACCAGCGGATGCCCGGGATGACCATCTCCCCAGCCGCGTTGGGAGTGCGGCGCCGCAGCCGGTTCCGTATCTGCTCGGCCGCGGACTCACGGCTGCGGTCCGCCTTGAAAAAGCCGGTGCCGAGGTTCTGTAGAATCTCGCCTCGCGACGGCCCCGTCTCCCCCTGTCGCGACCAAAGCGACGAGTCCATCGGGCCGTAGACGGTGGAGCAGTCGCGCAGCTCGTCCCACTCGGGCGGCACGATCAAGATCGGCTTGCCGTCGACCACCGCCGTACAGGGGCGCTTTTCGATCTCCCTGATGCGGTAGCCGAGCTCCTCGGCCGTGTGCCCCGTGACGGTCAGCGACCGGTAGCAAGTCATGTTGCCTTCGGGGTCCACCGCCCACCACTGCACGCTGGACTTGCTCGAGAACCCGTAGTCGCCGCTCTTGAACCGGAACCAGCCGTTGGGGATCGTGAACGGCTTGCAGATGTGGATCGTGGGATCCCAGTCGTCGCTGACCCACGTCCCCTCTTGCACGTCCCAGTCGTTGTCCAGGAGCGCGCGCCTGACCTCCGACCGCTTGGTCAGCAGGTTGCCTTCGTAGTTCCCGTCGCGCATGAGGGACGGGTTGTCGTAGAGGTTCCCCGGCAGGTAGACCTGGGTGAACTCTTTCCACTTGCCGCTGCGGAGCTTGACCCGCATCTGGACCGTCTCGCGCGGGTCCGCCACCTTCACGAAACGGCGTTTCAGGTACTGCTTGGTCGCGCCGCCGACGGGGTTTGTCAGCAGCACGGTCTGGAGCTGCCGTGACAGCACCGGGTCTGGGCACCGGACGCGGGTGTCGAGCTCCTCGATCATCTTCTCGGTGAACGGCGCCGCCTCGTCGATGACCAGAAGCGTCCACTCCGGGCCGTAGAACTTCAGGTAGTCGTCGTCGTGCTCGATGCCGGCGAACTGGACGCGGTAGCCGCACGTGAACGTGCATAGCTTCTTTTGCTCGTTCCACTCGGCCGCCGGGTCAATGCGCCGGTAGTAGCGCTTGAAATCCTCGACCACCTGCAGGAGCTCGTGGCCGAGGCGGCGGAAGAAGATCGCCCAGCCCTTGCTGTGTTCGATCTCCCCCTTGGCGTGCCGGTCCATCTCCCCGAACAACTGCCGGAAGTACAGCCGCGAACCGACCGTCGTCTTTCCGGGACCAGCGCCACCGCCCGCCAGGATGTACCGCTCGGTGCGGCTCATCAGGTCTTCCTGAAAACCCAGGAACGGCGCGAACAGAACGTCCTTCGGCAGGCACGACTGACAAACCAGCCCATCGCCGTACCGATGCACGGCCGGATCTCGGTCGCACCGGCCGCAGTAGCCGTACGGCGCCCCGTCGCGCTCGAGATAGCTGCGAACGGCCGGCGCCGTCACTTGCGCTCCTTGGCCGTGACCTTGACGTGAAAGGTCATCGCCTCGCCCGCGTTGTCGTCGCGCACCTGGACCGAAACGGCATTCGTCGACGCCTGGGTCCGCACGTCGATGCCCACGTGAGACTCGATGGCCGTGAAGACCGCCTGGTCAGCCCCCTCCTGCGTCGCTCCTGCGCCGGCCCGATACCAAAGCGCCGCCACCTCGTGATACGACCGCCGGCCCGACCCGAACCCGACCGCCTCGACCCGAATCCGCCAGGCACAGTCATCGGGCATGTCGGGCAGCGTGACGACGGTGGTCCACGTACCCGCGCCGTCGGTCGTCGCCGTCCCCTCGCGCACCAGTTCCAGGTTCACCTGGCCCAGCAGGTCGTTGACCGTGCCGATGATGTCGCGTTCGGTGGACCGCTCCTCACGGAGCGCCCCGCGCCGGATCGTCGACTCCACTACTTCTCCTTCACCTCGACGATGCGCTTGGGGTCAGGTTGCTGTGCCGTCGGCATGACAACCTGGGGCCGCGTCGGCTGCTCCAGCCGCTCCGGCGCCTTGCGAATCCGCATCCCCATCCGCTCATGCGCCATACGCACCGCGTACGACGCCTGCGACATCGGGTTGCGTGCCTCGAGCATCACCTCCACTTCCTCCCGCTCGTACCCCCGGGCCCGCAACTCCTCATCCGGCAGAGCCGCCAGCGCCTCCAACTGCGCCTTGGTCATCCGAAACGACCGGTTCGCCAGCTCGCAAATCCTCTGGTCGTCCTCAGCCAGCGAAAGCACCCGGTCCCGTAGAGCGTCGATCCGCTCCTTGCGGGCCTCACTTGCCACGCTTCACCGCCTTGGCCTTGTCCGCCAGCTTGGCAAACGGACCCTTCGGCTCCGGCCTGGGCGGCGGCTTCACCGGCTTCACGCAGCCTCCTCGGCCGTCGCCTCAGCCCGCGCCTGCCGCATCCGCTCACGGTGCAGCCGCCTGTGCTCGTCGCAGTAGTACGTCTCGCTCTTCGCCGTGCAGCCCTCGTAGCCGCACAGCCCCTCCGCACGGCGATTACGCCGATACCGGTACTTCACGAGCCGCTCGTTCTCACCCACCACCGTCCACCTTGAAGAACTGTGCTGGCAATGCAATGACCAGCACGCACGCCTATTAGGCGATTTTCTATTTACCGGGCTGGATGGGACCCACGAGGACGGGTGCGATTTGGACGGGTCTTGGAGCGTGAGGGGGTATCGCCGGGCGCGTCGCCTCTCGTTGGGGGCCTCCCCCGGGTGCCCGGGTCAAACCGCACCCCACCCCCGTTGTCGCACACCCACCGACCCGCCTCGCCCCCTCCCGATGCTTCCCCTTGTAGGGTAAGTAACCTGCACTCGCGTGATTACGCGCGGTTAGCTGCTCACCTCAATGGACTATCAATCCACTGACCCGTAATTGGCCAATATTCGTGGGTGCAGTGGCCAAACGGCGTCGGGGTATTCGGCGGCGTCGTTGGGGGATTTGAGCGCCATAAGGAGAGGGAGAGCGGCTATCTCCTCTCTTCCCCTCCATCCCGCCCAATCGCCTCAGCGAAATTCGTCACTGCCGCTGCCGTCGCGTTCTCGCTCCTCAAGAACGCCGTCAAATCGCGCTGCTGTATGCGCCAGTGTGGATGCCCTTTGCCGCCGTCTGGCTTGGCGTGTATCGCCGTCGCTTTGAGCCAGCCTCGATGAATCCAGCGGCGTACCGTCTCGACATGCACACCCAGCGCTGTTGCCACCTCCGAGACGCAGAACCATCGCGTTGGGCCGCGTCCTCCTCGCTGGGCCTTGTAGTAACGTGGCTCACCGTTCCACGTGTACCTATTGGGGTTGGCGTCTATAGTTGCAGCCACGTCCCCAGTATAGCCGTCGCTCCTCGTGGCCTGACAGCCGAAGGCTAAACCGCGCGTTGGCGTTTTGGCCTCCTAACCCGGCTATCACGTTTGGCGAAATATCTCAATCAGCCCCGTTACAATCAGCGCATGTATCCCGCAAAACTGGCGTGGTTGTACGGGCGGCGAACCGGTAGTTGGTACAGGGCCAAGCGCCGCAAACTCGACCAGGCCATCGCAAACGGCGCCGTACGCCGCCTGGACGCTTCCGCTGTGCTGGCAACCCCGCCGCGTGCCATCTCAGCGCCGGCCGTGAGAGAGAGCCCCAAGCCGCTCAAGCGGGTGCAGCGTGGCTAGCCGGTCGTTCTGGGAACGCCTGGAGGCGCGCAAATCGGGCGGCAAGCCCGTGGCACCATCCGAGCCGAATAAACGCCGCCAGCGCGCTCCTGATGCGTCCACGGTGGCTGGTATCGAGCGGGCGCGGTCCAGTCATGGGCCCGCATCGCCCACGGGGCTCACGGCACGTGAGCGCCGGCTCTTGGCTACGCTCGACGGCGGCTCGGCCGACGACGCTCTACGCGAGGCGATGCGGCTCGAGCAGGAGCTACGGCGCCGCTAGTTCTACCGCGTCCGCCCCTTGCGCTTGGAGGGCTGCTGCTGGGGCCGTGGCAGCGGGTCATCCACGCTCACCGCCAGCATTGCCGGCGCGTCCTTGGGCAGCCGCACGTTCCAGGGCCACTCGTTCAGCTTGGCGCGTATCCGCTTCATCTCGCTCTCTGGCATGTAGGGCGCCAGCGATACCGCCTCCCGCCCCTTCGCCTTGCCCTTGCGCTTCACGGTACGAGCTCCCAGTCGGTGGCGAGGATGTCATCGGCCATGGCGCCCCAAAATCCCACAGGCACCGTGTCGCCGGGTCGCAGCGACTCGATCAGTTGCCCACGCACGACGCGCACTGCCTTGTGTTCGGCCCATTCGCGCCGCCTGAAGTATTGCCCCGTCGTGCGCGCCTCCCTCACCACCTCCACCAGCGTCACGGCTGGTCCTTGGCTGGCAGTTGGTCGGCCGTTACGTGGCCCGTGCCGCCGCACGTCGGACACGTCTGCGCCCCGCCCAGGTAGTCGTAATCTGACTCCAGCCGCACGACGGAAATGGACCCGCGGCCGGTAGCGCCCTCGATGTAGGCGCCGCCGTTGTGAAGGTCGAGACGCATTAGCCTGAACTTGCTCCCGTCAGACTTGCGCCGGAACCACTCACCCACGTTTTGGTATCCGACTGACATCACCCCCCCTTCGCCCGCCGCTTTCGCATGAACGCCTCGGTCATGACGATGCAGTTAGGGGCGTTCCACGGCTTGAACGCGTCCGCCTGCGCCTGCGTGGCGCACTGAATCCTGCAGTTCATGAACCGCACGACCACGCCGAGCTTCTTGGGCGGGAACAGGATTCGACAGCCACGGGCCACGATGACGGCGCAGTCATAGAACGTCCCGTAGCTTAGTTTGCGCATGTCCACCGTACCTGTCAGCCGAACAACGGCCCGGGTGATGTCGTCGTGATGTCGCAGTTCGATCACGGCTCCCCCTTCGCCATCTCGCGGATGCGCTCGCCTAGTACAGCGCATGCGTAGTCCCATGTACCGTACTTGCCCGCCGCCTCCTCGCACACCTTCGCCGCCGCCTCCAGGACCAGCGGCGCGATGACGTCCCAGGCTGCGCGTCCCTGCGCACGGGGCGCGACGTGGCCGTCGGGCGTTGAGGCGCGAGCGATGGCGACTGCGATGGCCTCCAGCTGTTCCCGCGTCGGCTCTAGCTTCACGTCCTCGGCTCCACGATGAAGAACTCCTCGGCGGGGATGGTCCGCACGTCGCCGTCGTTGGTCATCTCGTAATGCCCCGGCATGATGAACACGGTGCAGCCGGGGCCCGCCACGTCGAGGGCCGCTTTCAGCGTCATGAACTCGCCTCCCTCACCGACGCTGATCCATGCGTTCTGCCGCAAGATGAGCGGCTGTGCAGGTGCGGTCTTGAGCACCGACGTGCCCGCCAGCACCGCTGCCATGCCGCTCAGGAACGCTCTGCGTGACGTGCTCATCGCTTTACCCGTGCCAGTAGTTCGCGGGCCGCTTCCGTTACACAGTCGTGCGGCCCTGTACGCGTGCCCTTCTGGCATTCGACGCAGTTACGCCCCTCGGCGATGCGAGACACGAGCGCGACCAGTTCGTCATACGTCGGCTTGGGCGCCACGAAGACTGGGCCGCCGTTCGCTGCTTCCATGAGCCTGGTAAGGTGCGCGCCGATATCCACGCAGTCCTGCATCGCCCGGCTGTCGTCGTCCTCGCCCGGTTCGCGCTCGCGAGGAGACACGGACAGCAGTGCTTCGCCGTTCCCGAGTCCACTCAGCCTAACCGTTGCCCGCTTCGTGCTCATCGCCTACGGACCCCATGCTCCACGTTCACCATCCCGCACGCAAGCCCGCCCAGGCCGGTACGCATCGGGGCGGGTGGGCCGGCTCCAAGCTCGTGCAGGGCGACCGAGCGGCGCAGATACGGCGGCAGTACGGCACCGCGCCGGCCGAACTGCGACACCTGGTCCAGCCAGATGGCCTCCTCCCTGAACACCGGACACACCCCCTCAGTCCTGCACGGCTCCTTCGGCGTACACCCAGGAGCGCAGCGGGGCGTGGCGGGCGCGGGCTTGCCGGCCGCAGCCCTGGCCTTGTCGTAATCCTGCATGGCCTTTTGCAGCGCCTCGGCCTTCCCCTCATCAGGGCCGGGGACGGGGCCGCCCACGCAATCCGCAACAGGCAGGCCGCCAATGGCGTAGCGAACGAAGTGCATCGAGTCGCTCTTCCAGGCGTCAAGCTCGACCTCGCCGCCACCTGTCAGAACGCCCGTGGCGCGGCCTACGTAGTGAATGCCGTTGTGGTTGAACTCGTACCACTCGCCCTTCTCGAACGTCACCGACCCCTTCACC